GAATATACATGCACGTTACAGGACTTAACGGAACTAGTCAGGTCTTTTCAGGCACTAACATCTTGTCTGAATCTGGAGTATCAACAGGTTACCAGTCTTATAACGGGTCTTTCGATTTCAGTGGTGTTTTAAACAAAGTTACTATTGAAATAGGTGGTAGAGATATAAATCTAGCTGTGGGTCCAGTCTTTGATGATGTAAGCGTTGACGTATTCTATAATGTAATCAATACAATCATTACTCAACAAATAACTACAGTAGAAGAAATTTATTATCTTAATCTTTTAGATACAGAGATTAACTTTGCAGAAGAAGTCTTTGAATTTAATGATATAGCTACGAACGATATTGGTGAGATAGAGTTTATACCTTTTGAACCTGAGTATGAAGAAGTAACTTATGAGTCTGTTGAAATAGAAATGGCAGAAATAGAATTAGAATTTGAATATGTCGAAATTTCTTACGATGTCACTTTTGATGCTCCTCCACCTATGGAGTTACTACCCCCACCTGATATGAATATGGACTTTGAAATACCAGTTAATATAGAAACTGTTACATTAGAGATTGAAATGGAAATGAATATAGAGTTACCAACTCTTGAAGATATGCCTCCTCCGCCAGACATGATGGCTTCTGTTGAAGAAGTTGCTCCTCCTATAGAATTAGAAGAGATAGCTCCACCAATGGAGATGGAAGAAGTACCTCCACCTATGGAAACAGAACCTGAGATAGAGATTGAATCAGAACCTGTAGAACCAGAAGTAGAAGAAACCAAACCTCAAATGGAAGAAGTTCAAGAAGAACCAGAGGTGGTTGAATCAGAACCTGAAGAAACTGTTGAGGAAGCACCTGAAGAAGTAGAAGAAACTGAAGAAGTCGAAGAGACAAAAGAACCTGAAGAAGAAGCACCTGAGGAAGTTGAAGAGGTAGAAGAAGAAACTGAAGAAGAACCTAAGAAGGAAGAAAAAAAGGAAGAGCCAAAGAAGGAAGAAAAAAAAGAACCTTCAGCAAAAGAAAAAGCTGCAAGTAAAATAGTTAAAAAGATTGACGATAAAGCTAGATATGATGATGCAGCTCAAACTAAAACATTAATTGTTATGCAGATTCTTGGTAATACAAAATCATTCTTTGATACTCAATCGTATATACAGGATACAAATGTTACTGAATATTTAAACAAGACAATAGATGATCAGTATGGTATGTTGTTTGATATGGCACAGAATGAAACAATGATGGAGATGATAGATGCCCAGTATTGAGTATTCAGGTTTAAAGATAACTGGGGGTAAGGTCTTCGCTATCTTTACATTGTTAGGTGCCCTGGGGGGTGCGGCTTGGACCGGCTTCACTTTTTATCAGGATTACTTGGATATGAAGGAGAAAGTTTTAACGTATACCGAGCCAGACCTCTCTGGTTTTGATAAGAAGATTGCTCTTGTAGAAACACAAACAGAAGCACAAATAGAGCTAGCATCACAACAATTGGATGCTTTGAAAAGTGAGTTAGAAATTATATTAGGTGAAATTGACCTAATAAGTCAGGTAAGTCGGGAACTTAAAGATGACCTTAAAACAGATTTACGAAATGTTGAGCAAGACGTACGACACATAACCGAAATTGTGAATGACGTAGAAGATAGACAAAAAGAAGACTCGAGAGAGCTTATAGAAGAAATGAAGTTAATGGAAGAAAGCCTTGACTTAAAGATTAATAAGGCTTTAAATAACCCTTTAAGTGGTATGTCAGCGAAAACCAAATAGGAGGTTATTATGTGCGATTGTAAAACAGACGAGGATTGCAAATGTCGATTAAGATAGAGATGAAAACAATTTTGCCTTATGTTGTGCTGATTGCGACAGTCGGCATGACGTGGGGCATGTTTACAGAACGTCTCAATGCAGTTGAAAAAAAAGCAGATAGTGTTGCAGAAATGCAACAAGATATAGCAATTATTAAAGAAAAACTTCTCATGATGGATGACAAAATGGGTTGGATAGAGGAATTCTTAATAAAAACATCTGATTTTTGATACCTAATAAAACTAAAAAACTAATAAATTCCGAAGTAAGGTTGTGGTCAAAACATTATTTAGAAGTCCCTAACAAACATCTTAATAGATTACCTGCTTGTCCCTATGCTAAAATGGCGTGGCTAGATAACAAAGTTGATATTGAAATAAGAGAACCAAAAACAGGTTACACAAGAAATCTCAATAGACACATCAAAAGACTCAATTTCGATAAAAAAGAAATATTAATATTTTGTGATATTTTTTTCAAAGAATATTCTCTAAATAAATTTCAAAGAATAATTGATAACTTTAATAGAAAATTTAACAAAAAAGACATTTATTTTATGGGCTTTCATCCCAATAATCCTCCTAATGAGGACGAACAAGAATTTCTACTTGATCCTACAGGAGATAAAACAAATTTACCTGATTCTAAGATTGATTTTTCAATGATGTTAATACAAAAGTTCTCGCAATTATACGAGGCATCTGATAGATTAAAACGCATGGGTTATTATGATAAATGGCCAACAGATTACTATAACGAAGTAGTATCGTCTAGACAAATACAGTATAAAAAGCTTTTTAAATAAGGAGGCTACGATGGTTGGAATGGCAAAAAAGAAAAACGTAACTGGCATGATGAAAATGCGTGGTGGTGGAATGATGAAAAAAATGAAGGGTGGCGGAATGGCCAAGAAGAAGAACGTAAAAAAGAAAACTAAATCTAAAAAGAAAAAATAATAAATGACCACATCAGGAACAACAACTTTTAATTTAGAAATTGATAAGGTCATAGAAAGAGCTTATCGAAGAGCAGGTAAATCTTTACGCACAGGTTATGATTTAGAAGCAGCTCGTGATAATTTAAATTTGTTGTTTTCTGAGTGGGCTAATCGAGGTTATAGTTTATGGAAAGTACAAAACCATACACAAAATTTAACAGCCTCTACTAATCAGTACACCGCACCCTCTAATGCGGATGATATTTTAGAAATGGTTTTTAGAAATGGAAGCACTGATACTTCTATGACAAAAATTTCAAGGTCAGAGTATCAAAATATTCCTAACAAAAGTTCTGAGGGAATACCCACACAATTTTATGTACAAAGAAATTTAGCTAATGTTCAAATTACTACATACTTAACTCCTGAAACTACAGATACTCAAATTAATTATTGGTATGTACAAAGGATAGAGGATGTTGGAAAGTATACAAATACTCCTGATGCACCTTTTAGATTTTTACCCTGCATGGTATCTGGTTTAGCATATTATTTATCACAAGAAGTTAATCCCTCTCTTTCTGGTGAATTAGAAAGAAGATACGAATCAGAATTAGCTAGAGCAATAACAGAAGACTCTCAATCAACTTCTGTAAATATTGTTCCTAAAAATTTTTATCCAGGATTATAAATGGCATTTGCATCAGGTAAATTTTCACAAGCAATTTGTGATAGATGTGGATTTCAAGTTCCCTATTTAAATTTAAGTAAAGAATGGAATGGTTTATTAGTATGCCAAGAATGTTATGAGCCAAAACATCCTCAACTTGATCCAGGCTATCACAGTGCAGACGCTGAGGCACTAGAAAATCCTAGACCTCAAGAACAACTACCTTTAATTGTTGAAGTTGGTATACCTAATGATACTTTTTTTACATCGAATGGTATGCAACCTTCTACAATAAGTGATGACTTGAACATAGGAACAAGTCTTGGTACAGTAGAGGTAGTTATATCATGAATTATTCTGAATTATTATCAAATGTGAGAAATTATACTGAAGTTACTTCTGATGTTCTCACAGATTCAATAATTAATATTTTTATTACAAATGTAGAAAATAAAATTGATAGAGCTATAGATTCTGATAGTCAGAGAAGATATGCTACTACTACACTTGAAATTAACAATTCTTTTCTTGATGTTTCAGGTCCTGAAGGAGGTTTTCGATTTGCCAGGGGATTACAAATGCATAAAACTGATGGCACTATAGTATGGCTGCAACAAGTAGATACCACTTTTATTGATGAGTATGCAGTAGAAAGATCAACTACTGATTCTAATTTTACAGGAGAGCCTAGATATTGGGCAAATTGGGATGCTACAACCTTAATGGTTGCTCCTACTCCTGATCAAGCTTATACAATAGAAATGTGGTATAACGAAACTCCTGAAAGAATAAGCAGCACAAATACTACAACTTTTTTATCTAATAATGCTTCAGAGGTTTTACTCTATGGCACTTTAGCTGAAGCCTTTTCCTACTTGAAAAATGTACAGGATATGCAATTATACGAAGCTAAGTTTACTGCTGCTTTAAAGCTTTTTGCTGATGAGCAGATGGGTAGAAAACGCAGGGATGAGTATGTAGATGGTGTACTACGAATTCCTTTAACATCATTAGATCCTAAAGGGGGTACATAAAATGACAATAAATCAAGCAGTCTGTGCTTCATTTAAAAAGGAACTGTTAGCAGGTGATCATGATATTGATACTGATACAATCAATCTCGCACTGTATACAAACTCTGTAACTTTAAATGGAAACACAACAGCCTATTCCGCAACAAACGAAGTAGGTAATTCAGGAACTTATGCAGCAGGTGGTATAACTTTAACAAGTCCAACCATCGGCCTAACAGCAACTAGTGCAACAGCTTCAACAGCATTTGTTGATTTTGCAAACGCAAGTTTTACGTCAGCAACAATCTCTGCTCAAGCAGCTTTGATCTATAATAGATCTTCAGCTAACACAAATGCAGCTATAGCAGTTCTTGATTTTGGTGCAGTAAAAACATCAACTAATGGTACATTTACAATCGCATTTCCAACTAATGATGCTTCAAGTGCAATATTAAGATTATCTTAATATAGAGGAGCATTACCATGGCAGATGCTTGGGGTGAAAATAATTGGGGCGAAGGACCTTGGGGTCAACAAAGCTCAATTACAGTATCTGTTACTGGATTATCAACAACAGCAGCAATTGGCACTGAGTCAGTTGTAGCTGATTCTTTAGTTACACTTGATTCACTTCAAGTAACTTCTGCGTTAGGCACTGCAGTAGGTGAACCCGAACACGTAATATCTCCCACAGGTGTTTCATTCGAAACACAACTTTCTGGAGCATTAGCAATTGAAGAAGGCGCAGGTGTCGTTCTTGGCAGCCTTTCTATGTCTTTTACTGCAGGTGACGAAAGTGCATCAGGAACAGTAGATGCAGGTTGGGGAAGAAATACCTGGGGATCTTTTGCTTGGAATGAAAATATAACACAAGAGGTCAGCGTCACAGGTGTGGCTATGACTACAGCACTTGGAACAACTACTCAAGAAGTTGGAACAGGTGTCATTGTAAGTCCAACGGGATTAGA